CCATGTGTATTTTCCATACACCGGCTCCGTGTCTGTCCCAGATAACTTGAGATTGGAAGTGATTTTTGCAATTAATTGGTCTACCGAGACAGCCGCAGCGGACTCAGAGGTGTCAGAGGTGGTGGGAATAGTGCTAATCCCACCCGATTGAATGATTTGGCCATCCGCTGAGACAGTAAATCCGTAGGAAGAGGTATCCAGTGTGAAGGCGAGGCACTGGAAATTGAAATCAGGGAGCAGCGTGGCGGTGCTCTGACCATTTGTGGAGGCGTATATCTGCACTGTGTCATTTTTGTTGAAAACTATCGTCTCATTCAACTGAATCGTCACCTGATCAATCACATTGTGCGATTCCTGAGTGAAGACGGGAACTCCATTAATCCAAATTTGGATTTCGCGCACAGCGGGAACAGTTAGGGCTCCAAATACGTAAGTTCCGGTTAATAAATAACTTCCAGCCGTCTGGATAGTGAAGAGGCCAGAAGAGGTGACATTTCCAACAATATCCAAAGGGGTCGTATCAAAACGAAGCAGTGTAGCGGTCGAAGGGCTGATGGAGGCAGACACACTACTGGAGACCTGGAAGCCTTGGATCACCGAATTGGCAACAATGGCCTTTAGGTTGGAGATTTCTTGTGAAGCGACAGCAATGGACTTATTCCCATTGTTTAGAGCGGTTGCCCACGCACTATTCAGATCCAGCATAGTCAATTGAGTCGTAACCGGAAGAGCCTGGATGTCAGGACGACTCAGGAAAGTCTGAGCATCAAACGTCAAATTGGGAGAAATCCCACTCCAGCCTGCTGAGGCATCATCAGGGGGAACCCAAAGCCCTTGAGCATTGGCACTCGTGTCAATTTCGGTAGGCAAATTAATCAGATCTACCCCCGGAGTCCAACCAGCAGATCGGGTAGTTGCATCAGTGTAGAGATAAGTGTAGAGTGCCGTAGAACCTAGCGGATTAACATTGGAATCGATGGTCTGCCAGTAATTCATCACGTATGGTAGGGCTACGGGGCTCTCAGAATTTGAGTTACTGGAAGCCACCAATGCGTTGAAGCTGGCTGCCCACTCACGCCAATACTGGCTGTAACGATCCACTTCAGTCGCAAAAGCAAACTGGTCATAAATGAAACGGTAGCTTGGGTTCTGAGACTGGAATTGCGGATTATTCTGAATAGCAATCTGGCCGACTGCAATCGCAGCATTGACTTGTTTAGTCCAAGCCGGATCAATCATAATCGTTGAAGGATAAGTAGCCAGACCATTGGAACTCAGCGTAACCGCCAGGGTACGAGTATCAATAGTTGTTTCAGAAAAATCTAGCGCCCCATCCGTATACCCAAAAAATGAAGAAGTGGCGGAGGAATCCCATGTGGCGTTACGTGTATAGCCAAGGAGTGAGGCTTCCACGTAAGAAAGCTGCCATAAAAGAACACTGAGTTCTGGATCCTGCATACTGTTGAGGATAGAGAGAATGGGGAGATCAGCGGGGCCACTCAGGATGTTATTAGGGTCCAGACCATTCCAGGGGGTGGGGGTGTTCTGCAAATAAGAGACAGAGGGAACGATGTATTGCTGGTAGATAGCCTCGTACTCTGGAATCCAAGAACCGGCCCGACCTTGACGGCACAAGTAGAGATAGATGATCCATGCGGCGGAAATGTTGGAGTCTCGGTTAGCATTTACCTGTCCAAGGTTAATCGCAGAGACAACCTCAGCCTTGAATACGGCTGAATCAACCGTAGGAGCAATCGGAAGATTCGCCGCAGAGGCTATATTAGCAATGTACACTGCTGAGGGTAAGCTGTAGTTGTTTATGATGGATGCGGGAGCCGGAAGGGAACCCTGAAAATCAGTCGTTGGGTTAAATGAGGCCGGATAAAGGGGGGTTGTGGTGGTCGGAGGATTCAGGAACAGGGATTGGAACCCAGGGTCAGCCTGCTGATCCGGAGAGACGACAAAACCAGCAAATGGGCTGCTGCCGGGAGCATCCGGAGTGCCAAGAGCCGGGTTAACCGGTAGAGTAACCGAAGGAGCTACCGTTCCTGCGGTTACGGGAGTTGGAGAAACGAATGAAGCTGAAGCGATAGGTGAGGTTGCGTTGGTGATCGTATTCCCATAGGGGGCGATAGCAATACCGGGGGAGTAAAAAGGTTTGGGTGACTGAATCGTGCATTGAGGGAATGTAAAATGCAAATTCATCGAAGGCAGTCCTAGTTTGAGCCCCTTTAGGTTGAATCCCTGGAAGTTGAATAGGTTTCCAAGCAAGAAAGCCAAAGAAGGGAGCTTGGGGAGATGGAAATTGCAAATCTGGCTCAAAAGCAAGGCAATGGCATTCAAAATCGATTGAATCATTGCCACCATATTGCGAATCATCGTTTCAATCAGAGCAATAATCTTGATAATCGCTTGAACGGTCTTGATTACGTTATCGATAAACGTAACCATCTGCTTAATAAACACGATTACCTGAGCGATACAAGCCGGAGGGGCTGAAGTCGGTGGCAACGCAGCCAACATGGCATTGATGATGTGATTCAGTTCTGACTGAATCCACTGCATCAACTCCTGCTCCATCTTTTTTACTTCGTAGATGAGTTGACCAATTTCCTGCTCAATCATTCTCCCATCAGTCATGGCCGTATGATATTGGCTCTCAATCCAAGGTAGGCATGGAACATTAGAGGGCTGACTGACACCAGCCGGGGCATTGATGGGAAGAAAAGTAGAGGCAGGCATGGGTTAATCACCAGTGGGGGAGAGGAAGGATGGAGAGGACGGGTTTGTCGGTGGAAGCGAGTCATCCGTCTGATTAATTACGTCTGCACCACCCTCATACTGCTGGATTCCACCAGTTCCAGATTCGCGGTAATTGATAGAATTGCCGACATCCAGGATTGCTGTTGCTCTTCGGATATCAGCCGTATGAGTCAATGCGAGTCGATGGTTAGTTTCAGAAATTATGTCTCCCGTCACATTGAGATGAAGATTTCCTTTAATTACAATGTCCACATCTCCGTTAATCTCTAAACGAATGGCCTTGGTGTAGTTAGTAGCAGAACTAGTCTGATTTGACCCAATTGTTGCCTCAATCCCCCCATCCAACTGTGCGATGAGTGAACGACCCATGCTATCCGCACCAATAGCGGCAAGAATCGCCCCGGCCAGATCAAATGTGGCAGATAATCCCACGTTATCATTCTTCCCAGCCCGAACAAAAAGATCTCGAACCGCATGAATATCAGCAGAGCTTCCAAGATAATCCACAAATCCACCCGTTGCATCCCCGGCCCATGAATCATAGGGGGAGATTCCGATAGGTGGAGCATTTCCGAGCAGAGGCTGACCAACCTTGGTTAAATCATGGAATTGATAGATCGTATCCAGGGCCGCACCCTTAGTGGCAGTCTGAGCAAGCTGGTACACGGGGCGATTAGGGCTACGGGAGTCCAGACGATTCGAATCCGTAATCGCATAAGGTGTTTTACCCGGCCCATCCTGGTAGCCGTTGAAGAAATGGCGGCGTTTCGAGCCCTTGTTTCGGCCACCCAGACGAAGCACCAGTCCACCGTCCAATGCAGCCCTGAGACTCACATTTTCTGCCCCAGTTTTCGCACTAAGATTTCCTGCATCCCCAGGAGTCAACTTAACCCCGCTGGTCCACTGACCCAGCAGGTTTTTAGACTGAGTGCCCCAATACTGAAGAGAGCGATCAGTAATCATATCCTTCTTTCCGCGAATTTGTGTCTGTGAGACACGGCGGAAGTTAGGAGTAGAGGCATCATCGGCCCCGAGACGCAGCACAGCCCCACCGGTAGTCTGAATATCTAAACTTTCCTCTTCGTCACGGTTCTTGCCTAGCACCAACTTGACTGAACCGGTGAAATTGCCCTCAAGAGATCGACCTGCACCATGAGGGTGTTCATATTTTCCGGAATCCCAGACAATATTCTCTTTTGGGAGGGTTGAACCAATTTCAAATAAAGCCATTCCCTCTTTGGTGACTTCAAATCGAGTCGTATTATACTCATAAGGGAATCTGAGGGACCACGCAGAGGCGGCTAGACGGGCCTCAGACTGGTCTGGAAGTTTTGTGACCGCAGAGTAGCCAGACATCGTGTCAGCGGCAAAGCGGCCTGCTGTGGTGAGAGGAAACACCATCGGCTTGAGCACTTTGCCATAGGTTGTCGCATCAAACATGTTTGACCCAACGAGGGTGCCTTCAGCTTTTTCAATAATCCATCCACGACGACGAGGGGTGGGGCCATCATTCAAGGCGGGACCGACTCCAGGGTTCTCGGCGGGATTATTTGGATGATCCCAAGGTTGGGTGAAGGGCCACGCCTGATCCTCAACATACATGCTTTCATTCGAAGAAGCCCCTTCCGACTCATCAATCATGGTGGTCCGATTCCACCAGTTCTGGTTATCCGTTGGAGAAGAGGGATCAGGGAAGGGTTGAACCGTCCCCAGAATCTTGTCCCACATATCGGTCTCATAAATCTCATGCGGAACCGGATAATCCAGACCAAATTCCTGAATTTTCTCCACATGCTCTACGAAAGGAATCATATCCTGAATCAAGAGGTCATTCTGGCCAAAATAACGGGCTGACCAGTCTGTAACGGTTGGGTTCAGATAGAGAACCCATTCTTTTGATCCATCTGGGAGCACATGGGGTGTGATATCGGATGAATTAGCCTGGGGGCGATGCACAAACCCCTCATACTTCAATGCAGTATCAGTCCTGGTAACCTGCCGACCAGTGCTGGATATGCGAGTGCGGCGGAAAGGGTCAAGCTGATCCCGACTCAAATCCATCGCAGCCTGATCCCAACCGTTAGCAAATTTAGCTGTGTACCCGTCTGTTTTAGCAATTGTATGCTGACCCGGATAGGCTTTCCGATAGACTCCACGAGTCCGATCCGTCCACTCTCCTAGTGGCCCATCAGAAGAAGAGATGGCACGTTGGGCTACCGCATCCTGAGAGGTAGTTGTAGCGGAGAGCAGGTAGCATATAATAACATGTTGAGAGGCCCCTTTATTCCATTCTAATGTTGCGGCTAAGCACTGAGTGCCCTCTTCAGGCATATCCACATCTGTCCCCTCCGTTGAGGAAGAGTTTGCTGGGAAAGCGACAACATCTTGGTATATCTGGTTATGTCTGGAATCTCGTATAGCAACAACCTTCCGCTCGTAGTCTACCCTAACTACCGTTGCGGAGAAAACTTGATACTGCTCATCTGAACGAGAAGACTGAGAAAGAGGCAGCGGAATAGGTTTTTTAACAAAACTTTTAACAACCATCGTTTAACCCCCACCACTAATAATTTGGCCAATATTTGTTAACGTCTGCCCCAAAGAATCTCCTGTATATGTAGCATTTGTACCAGTCGTATAAGCCGGATTCTGAGTTGCGCCTGTTGGTCTGAGACCCAAAATTGCACCATAAGGAGACCTAGTAAATGTTGCACCCATACTAAGTAATACTCCGCTTAGTGGACCATTTGGTGGGGCATACCCACCAATATCAGTGTTTTGAGGTAGTGTAGAAACTGCATAGGGTCCAACATTGTTGCTGTTAGTGGGTCCAATATACCCTTGTAGAAATACCTGTAATGCATCCACTGAATTTGACCAAGTTTGTAAGGCAGAAGAAGACGAGGACTGAGAGACTGCTGAAGAGGCTCCGGGGGCTCCAGAAACAGTCCCTGATCCATTATTTGGGCTAGACCAGTTAGGGATAGCAAAGTTGGTTTCAGTGACTCCCACATCCCCATCGGAATATGCGAGTTCAAAGTAAGGCACGTTAGTCTTATCAAATCTTTGGAAGGGGAAAGTGGATGTCACCAACGTATCTTGGCTAGATAGAGTATTCTGAACAGTCAGAGGAGGTGTTAATACAGCGAGTTGATATGCAGGAGAGGAGGGAGTGGTTGAAGTGGTTAGCCCCGCAGTTAGAAAAGCAGAAATTGCGATACTTGTCGATGAGGTAGGGGCAACAATCTGACTCTCTGGCCAGCCATCATTGCGAGTAAAAGTGGCCAAGGCATCAGTCAGAGTAGCATAACGCCCCCACGGAAAGGGAGAAATAACCTCATACCCTTTTTCATTGGTGTAGGGCTGAACCATTGTAGTTCGATCAATATAGTTGCCATCTGCAACCTTTGGAGCAGAAAAGATGGTGCCTGTGGCAGCATCCAGCCCACCATTATACCAAGTGTTAGTAGAGTCGGGGGCGGAAGAATTACCACTTTTATTTTTGGGAAAAGGCACCTTTGTACCGTCAGTCCCATTAGGGCCACTTCCCCCGTCATTTTGTATTCTCCAAGTCGGAGTGGAGGTGTTAGCAGGTTGGTCTGTCCATGTCTCATAAATGCCCCCCAATTTCTGGGTAAGGTAATTGTAGACTGCTCTTTGAGTAGAATCAGGTTCCCCACTTGGCACCAAGGGGACGGATGAAATAGTCCCAGATTCAGAGAGAACATTTCCACTATTAGGGTCATACTGAGTGGCGGAAGCAGTAGTAAACGCATGGACTAGATTAGGTTGGGCTGCAAACACTTGAATAGTGGTAGGGGTGTTGACCCCGTTAATTACCTGGGAGGTATTTTGTGTTTGCAGAAACAAAGGGCGTTTTCTTACGAAATTGCAAGTAATGCTCGTAGTGGCCTGACCCCCAACATTATAGCTCATGGCAATCCCAGTTATGTAAGCATATATGTCTTTATGGGGAAAATAGACAGTAAAGCCTAAACGAAGTTCGGGGCGAAGGGGGATTGAGACCGTGTAGGTAGTGAACCCCCGGTTTGCCTTTGCTAACTCCGCAGCACAAAATCCATAGGTCGCTCTCATATCGTTGTGTAAAAAACCTACCGCTTTAGCCGGTTCTTGGCGAACCCCAAACTTCCTCACTAGATTAACATCAGTGAACCTTGAGACTTTAGTGTATTCCGTGGGGGGAGCTATCTGGTACCCAGAGGGATTGTTAAAATTTGCGGTTATTGACATCGAAGTCTTAATAATAGCCGCCTCATCCTCTTGGTAATTTTCAGAGAGGATCTCAGACATATGAATAATAAAAGGATTGGTGTCAGAAGTAATTCCGTCATTGACTAAACTTCCTGATGCTGGGGCTGAAGTGGAATCCCCAACGATTGTGCAATCCAAGTTGTATAGGGGGGGCTTGATTATTATCAACCCATCTACATCCTGATACCCCTCAAAACCCATGATTTCAGTCAGGTAACGAATCCGTTCTAATCGAGAGACTAGCTGGCTTCCAAATAATTTCAAACTTGCCAGAGACATATCAAAACTGTAATTATGGATAAGAGAAATGATAGCTGCATTTTCTTTACACATCTCCGTTTGCTTTTTAAGAACCGAGGGTGCGGCCCCAGAAATTACAGCAATAGAGCTATTCATAAGTGCATTGGTGTCACCAGAGACTACAGGAGAGGATATGGCATTATTGGCGGATGACCAGCCAAATAATCGCACATCTCGGCATAAATCCTGAAGATTTGTGGCCCATTTAGTGGCATACTCCTTGCTAATGGCAAGTTTATCCCTATCTTGATTACTACCAGCTAATTTCTGTTGAAAGGCTTCCTGAAGGAACTCACTAAAGTCAATCCCCCTATGAAAAGTGTCATAAAGAGCCCCATAAATATTCAATGAAGATTGATTAGTCCTAAAGACGGTTAGGAGAGAGTTTGAAGCAGAAATGATAGCGCGATTAAGTTCAATCTGCGTTATTTCGAGAAGACGGCATATCCCCACGATACCAATTGATATCTCAAGACTGGTGGGAGTTTCGGTTAAAGCAACAGACTTTATCAGTCCATTAAATATGCGTCTAAAAACAGTATTACCGTCCGGAGAATAAAAATAACCTTTGGCATAAATACGAACTGCACTCATTATGTCAATAATCGTATTACCCCCAGGAGCCATAAATAGCTGCTTTGAGCCGTTGGGGACAGAGAGGTTGATAGTTCCAGAAGGCATAAATGAGTCAATACTGTAAGAGGTTGAAATAGCAGTGATATAGTCATTAAAGTTAACTGCAACCAAATTCGTAGAGCCCTGACTCAAGTATGGATTATTAATAAACGGAAGGGCATCAATATAAACTACCATGTCGGGGGCAGTTTTGATAATCTCTCGTTCTTGTGCAGTTTGCACAATATTACGAATCTTATTCGAAGCCAAAATGACAGTCGAATGAGAGTGAGAGCGGGGGTCAACAATGACTTCTTGGTCAGACACTTACTACTCCTATGGGTTACCAGCGATAGCCAGGGCAGCACTTGGGGAAGTAGTGGAGTCAGCTTGAGGTGGCGTGGAAATTCCGGCAGAAAGAGGGTTTATTATCTCGCGGGAGTGTCCCCGATACACATTATTTCTAATGGAGGAGAGCCAGGGAGAGCCAGAACCAAATCTTTCTTTCCATGCAATAAATCCTATATCAAATGTGCTATAAAATGGGTTTTCAGCAGACTTAACATGGGTCATATTAGTGAACATCCCACTCCATTTGAAATTCCCGACAGTAATTACCACATCTCCGTGGCTTTTTATCCTTTTTCTGGAGTAATCTGGAGCGTACCAGGCAGGGTTCTGCTCCTCACCTTCAAACCAATAACCATTATTGAGAACTGCATTAGTAAGTTCTGACAAACTACGATAGCTTAAACTATACTCCTCCCACTGGTCTGTTAACCCATTTTGAAAGTAATCTCCAGCAGTCATACCTGTCATGTGCAACTCAACCACATCTTCACCCCAGATACCAAACTGCCATCCACCACGAGCCATACTCTGGCTATCCGCAGTTTGATGAGACACACTGAGTGTGTGTGGATTTATTAAGAATCTGTAAGTATAGTAGGGATCCATATAATTTGCAGTATTTTTGGTACGAGAAGGGATACTCACCGTCACGAAATCAGTAAAAGTGGATTTTGCAAAAGAGATTGCCTCATATGCTGTGGGAACTTGTAAGGCGTCATCCGATCCAGAAGCATTAAGCTGGGGAGGGGGGGCCACAGAAGAGGCAGTCATAGAAACTGGGACTAATCTGGTCTCTCCACGAACGGGGAGGGTGCCAGTCTTAGTGGCGGAGGTCAAATCGAAGTTTGGGGAGTTCCAAATGGGGTTAAGAGAGTCATCTGACATTTTAGTTATCGTCCATGGTTATCCAACAAGCTCCTGACTACCAACCGCACCCGAGGCAGAGAGGGAGTTGGCCGCACCTGTAACTCTAGCATTGAAAGCAGCGTTAGAGGCAGCCTGGGCCGCAGCAGAACTCTGTGTGTAGAACACATAGTTTATCGCTCGTTCTACTTGAAAAATAAAGTCAAATTTCCACTGATAAGGAGAATTGGCATCCATGGTCCAAGTTAGAGATTTGAAGTAGCCCTGGTAGACGTTCCCCTTGAAATTCATGATAACTTGCCCTTTGACCATTACATCATTATTTCTGGCATTTCTCTGAAAAGTATTTGACCCATATTGAGCAGACCATATAGTGGGAGAAAGTTGAGTTCGGTTATTAAAGGGGGAGTCTGAGTCTGTTGCGACAAATCGAGTCACCCCATTATTTTTAAAAAGGCTTAATAATTCAATGAAAGCATCTTGAGCGGCCACACGAAATCTGTGATTATAATACATCCCCCGTAGCTTCTCTAAGGCAATCGGTGAAGCATCTGGACCTGTGTATGGGTAACCGTAGGAATTAGGAGAAGACTGACCATACGCAGATTTATCAATGGAATCTTCAAGAGCATCGGTGTTATTTTCTAGAGACATTATTTCAGTAATGCCATAACGATTCATAAAAAGCCCAGTGCTCCCAGATCCGGTAATAATATCCGGTTCCATCCCCCAGAAGGTCAGGTGGACACCCGATCTGGTGTTGGCTTTATTGATAATATGCTTCATTTGATGAGATACTTGATTAAGGCTGCAATTCAATTTTACCGTCAGGGGGGATTGGTTAGCCAAGGAGTTGGGCAGCATAACTGAAGGCTTAGTGGAATCCAAGCAAACTTGGAATGTAACAGGGGACTTCAAGCGTTTCAGTGTGGGGTTTCCCGTGAATCCAATCTGCCACCATGGAGCATTTGCTAAGTTAGTATATCGGACCAAAGTGTCTAATGCTTGACTCATTTGACCCGTAACATCGGAAGCCGACAAAGAAGATTGGACGGTCTGGGCTGTGGATATCCCTAAGTCTGTATTTGGATTGGTTGGGGTGTTACCCATCAGACCTTACCCCCTTTTCCTGCTTCATAAACAATCTGGCCATCCCCTCTAAGAGGAGCCTGTTCCCCAGCATGACTAGGAACCGTCACTGCCCCGTCCGTGTTGACAGAGGCATCAGCACTAAGTATTGTAGTATTATTTATATGCATGGCCCTAAGTTGTCTATTTACAGCTTTGACACTTTCCCCTCCAGCTATGAGATTACGCTGTTCAGCATACACTTGTGGCCAATCTACCTTTATTCCAGTAGCTCTCCTTCTATCTGCTTCTTCCATGGCTGCCTTAACTGACCCTTCTCCTGATGCACTTGAAGCTAACTGAGCAAGGAGGCGATGGGGTGCATCTTTAAACATTTTATCTGAATAGTCTAAACGAGCACTTTCTATTTTAGTTTGATAAGCCACTGTATCTTGAGGTGTAGCCCCTGGTTTAGCGCCTCTCCATAGGGGCTCGTCAAATTTTTTTTCCTTAAGAAGATTTTCAGATACCCACTTGGCTGTAGCTGGAAACTGTTGATACTTCCCCCAAGCAGCAGAGCCACCCTTATTAGGCAAATTATAAGATTTTGCATCGGGTAGCCCGCTAGATTCACTCTGAGCTATACCTGCTAGGACTTGCTCCCTTGAGGGCATATTTTCATCAAGAACATCCCAGGGCTTAGTCTCTCCCGGTGCCAACCCTTTTTCCATTACAGCAGTAGCTTCGTGAGAGGTGAGTGCTGCCTGCACACTTGACTTTAAATCAGCTACACGCATAGAACTCATCTCATTATTAGCAAGGGGGCCAGAGCGAAGAACTGATGAAATGTCTCTGCGAAGTGCTGAGATTTCATTAGTCCCTGTACGTGAATTTGCGGCTAATCCTTGAGCCTGCTTTATAGTGGAAACTACATCAGCTATCCTCTTTTTATCCTCCCCAGAAGCTTTTTCGGCGGCTTCTTCAAATTGCTTCAACGGTCCCATTTCCATCGGTAGTTCTTTCTGAGCATAATCCGCAGCACTAGTTTTTTGATCAGCAAGTGTTTGCATATCCGTTTTGAAGAAATATCTATTAACAAAATTCACCACCGTTTCGAGTAGGGTGATGATATGCTCAACCAGGGCTTTCAGTGCCTTCTGAATATAATCTAACGGCCCTGTTATATACCTTTGATTCTCTTCTGCGGTATCCTTAGCTGCCTTTGTCTCAGCTTCGGTGATGTTATCGGCTAACCTTTGAGCAGCAAGATCATTAAATACAGCCTGAACTGGTTTCATTTCAGTAATGTCTTTTCCGGCTTTTACATTCTTTGCAATGCTTTCCCACTCTTTGGGGCCTATACTAGAGAATTGAGCCCTGGCAGCTTTTCCTTCTTCAGTAGCGGGGTTCATTTGGGCAGCTTCCTTGATTCCGGCTAGAATCTGGTGTCCAGCTTGCCCAAGTTGAGTGGTGAGGTTTTCCGGATGAACATTAAGATGCTCTGCCACTTTCAAAAATTCAGGGCTTTTCTCTAAACTTTGAACTCTATTGGAGGCCCCAGCCGTAGTGCCCATAAAATCTGATAGCTTGGTGCCTGACGGCATTGCTACTTTGAGTAAAGATAGTTGCTTAGCTATTTTTCCTTGAAGAGTCTCTCCAGTCGTAGCCTCTTGAGTAGCAAGAGCAAGAGCAGAGTGATCCTTCATGGCACCTCTTCCCTTCTTTCGCTCCTTGATAAACCGCTCCATTTCCGCAGTTTCCTCTGGGTGGCCTGGGGTCACTCGGTTCCTTAGTTCTTCATCAGAAATACTCTCCAACTCATTGGTGTCTTTTATTTTTCCCTCTCCAATGAGTTTAGCTCCGGTGGCCTGATAGGTGGCTTGCATACTTTTGGCAAAGCCTAATCTTCCTTTTTCCCCCATGCGCTCATAGGCAAAGATACTCTGCTCATATGTTTTCTTATCACCCTCTAAGCCCTTCACCATCTTAGAGATATCATCTGTGGTAAAAGTGGCATTTTTACCCAAAAGTAGCATCAATCCACATGTAAAATTCAAGGATTTATTCAGTTTATCAAACTGTCCTGTCACATCATCAAGCAACTTCAGATAGGAAACAGTGCTAATCCCAGTTGATTGCACCGCTTTACCAATATGAACGAACATATCCTCTACTTCACCCATAGAGAGGCTAAATTCATGCATGAGCTTCATTGTCAATTGAGTAGATTCAGTGGTATCTAGTCCAATATTTTTCCCAAACATTGCACCATTTCTGATCACTCCGCTGTATATGTTGGATGCACGAGGGGCCGCTAACGCCTGATCAGGGGTCATACCTTGGTTGATCTTCCCATAATTGGTTTGGAGTGCCTGACCCGATTCCACCACAATTTTCATCATATCTGTCATTTTTTCAAAGTCCAGATCATAGTATCGAGCGGCTCCCTTCCCTTGGCCCCCCATGCCAAATCCTCCGGGTTCCAGAGCCTGACTCCAAGCGTTATAATTCTCCCCCATTCGACCACCACCTTGGACGATCCCACCCTTACCAAGTTTGGAGTATATATCTTTATTTCTGTCAAATCCTTGTTGGAATAATTGAAGAAGACCATAGATAGCAGCAGCAGGCCCAGCCATTTGCATAGCTGCACCCCCCAGAACCGAGCCTCCTCCGGCCTCCATCATTCCCATCCCTGCTTTACCTAGGAGTCCCATAGACCCCGATCCTGCGGATGCCAAAGCTCTCTTACCAAGCTGGCGATCCAGGATGCCCATGACCCCAGTCTTGCCAGATAGTTGTCGAACTAATCCAGCCCTAGCTTCTGGAGTTTCAGCATTTCTGTATAACCCTCCTAGCTGAGCAAATCCCTTTTCTCGCCTTATTGTGTCCCCAGAGGTAAATTCCTTATAGGCACTCCCAGCGGCCCGGTTATACTGCCCCGCTCTCGCCTGACCACTTTTGATGGTCTCCTCTTTGATTTGCTTGATCTTCATCTGCATATTGGCCAGATTTCCAAACAAGCCCTTAAACCCAAAATTATCAAGAAGTTTCAATCCTCTCAGGGCTCCGCTGATTCCATCATCAAGGGATTTTCCAAGTTTATGAGCACTGGAGATAGGTTTTGAAAAGTCCATATCATCAAAAGCCTCATTTACCCCACGTGCATTCTTTGCTGCTGCTTTTAGTTTATCACTAACATCCGCAGCCCCAGTAGCCACTGCATCTTCGGCATCACCAATAGAGTTCAGAACCTTATCAATATCTTGGAGTTTCTTCAAATCCCCTGTGTGAAGGGTTTTCAAATCAGTGTATTCTGCCTTAAGATCTCGTAACAGTTTAATGCTTTTTTCCTTATTCTTGATGTCTTCAGCATCCAAGCGATGGATTCTCATTGTCAAAGCATTTAGCTGCTTAAATTTGTCAATCCCATCAGAGACAAAATCGGCTACATGATGAAGGGAGTCCCCCCAATCCTTCAAAACTTTCTCGCTTTTTTCAATAGGATTGTACATTTGGTCAAGAACAGTTTTGAGGTCAGCCGCGACTGATAGATTATCCCCCAAAATAATTTTCATACCCTTGAGTGTCTCAAGAGTCTCCCTACTGATTGCGCTAGCCCTTGCTGCCATTAAGAATCCCTATCGGTATTGGCAATCTCAGAAATTGCTTCCTTATACACTTCCTGTTGAGCATTTTGAATTTCTTGAAGGGCTTGTCCGATAAACCGTTTCTCTACCTCAGTCATAACCTGACTATCAGGTAGGGACTCAAATAATCGGTCCTCAATTTTTTGGCAATGAACCATAAGGATTTTCCACAGAATGTTAACCACTTCTTGCCCCCATCCCATGATGAGATTACGGATCACCACCCGCATGGCCATTTCTTGATTAGTCGTAGGGTCCATAATGAACTCATCCTTACGGGCTTTGAGATCAATTCCATTTACCCAGCTAATTGCACGAGACAAAATCTCAGCCTTGACTCTAGATACCCAGGCATGTCCTTTATATTCTTCAACTGCCAGGAGGGTCTCAATCTCTTCTTCAGTGGGGATGTTAGAAAGGCGAAGCTGAATCTGCTTCCCGCTGGCCCCAAAACTGATCAATTCAGAGGTTTCTTCAATCCCAAACCCTTTTAGATCTGCAATAATATCCTCAAGCGAGAGTTGAGGGGGGGCAGGAATCTGAACTGGGGCTTTCTTGATTTCAGTGATTTGCTTAGTATATTTTCGAGTCATTAAAGCTCCTGGGCTACATCAGAGAGACGGCTACCCTTCTCTTTCAAAATACTTTGTGATTCTTTCTGAACTTGGAGGGGCTTCATCAGATTGACTGGCTAGTTCAGAAATGGACTGTTGCACCACTCCCTGAGATCTGGCACGGATCTCTCGCTCTCTTCGTTTTACTTCAGCATCAGTCACCACTACCAGGGATCCATCATCCTCAAGAGTAGCCAGTTCTGATCTACGCTTTTGTACACGAATCTGAAGTTCCCGTTCTCTCGCTTGTGCTTCATTTACTTGCTTGTTATAGAACTGCTGCATAAGTTGTTCATGTTTATCCCCATGCATCATTCCATCCATCTCACGAAGCAAACCTTGAACTGTGTTATCTTCGTGAGAGTGACCAAACCCATCCTCAAAATGTGGGGCATCGGACTGTAGTTTAGTGTAGTCAACAACCTCTGTCCAAGGTTCAATCTGATCCATTTTCAAAGAGTTGAGTTCACGAACCAATTCTTTTACATACTTATCCGCACTCTTCCCCACCTGGGCACGAACGATAGCACTCAGGTTAAGGCTCTCTTCCAATCGCGTAATAGATCGATTTCTAATAGCAGTAAGCAAAGCCCAGAGGCTAAGATGATTGGAAGGGGCCAGAAGTTTTATACTTTTCCCATCTGGTAGGGTGATTACCTTTTGTTCAAACGTATGGTCATGTTTTGATTCCCATAAAAGTTGGCTAGTCTGAGTGGAACAAAAAGCAGAGATATAGGGGAATAGCGAGATATCTGCAATGTTAGCAGAGTAGATTCGGTGGAGGATAGAATTGATTTCATATATATCTAGGTCATTAACCTCATCCTCAGTAAGAGTAGTGCAATGAGTGAGCACCAACAAGATTTTTTCCTCCTCATTTTCTATCATTCTATCTAAAATTTTGCGCTCTGAGGGTGCTAGAGGTCTGATCCACCCAATTCGTCTCCCATTTAACTTAAGAGGGCGCACCCTAGCCCCTATAGTAATGATTTCTTCCATGGCGGAGGAGACCTTTTCTTTCACCTCAAGTGCTATGTTGGACTGCTTGTATTTCAATTCGCCAAGACTGATTTGGTTCATCAGATCGACGCCAGATGGGATTTCGCTCACCATTCCTCCTGATCCGTGCGGCCTTGTTTGGCCCTATTCATAAAGTTTTCTTCAATTTTCATGGCCCCCGCATAACCAGTTCCGGCCACGATTTTTTGGGCCAACGCCTTTTCATCTTCAACAGCCTGTCGGCCAAACTTCTGCGTTAAGAGTTCTTCCACTTCATCCATTTTCTCATCAGTCTCATTTTCTTCCTCTGCTAGCCCTTGACGATAATCCGCAGCATCCGGGGCCTTCCACCATGGAAGGACTTCAAACATTCGGTGAGGGTCCAGACTTCCTTTGTAGAATTTGTATACGGTCTCCAGAGCCCCCCGAGGGATTGAAGTCAAAACTTTCAGGGACTCTTCGGGAGTTACATCTTTTCCAGATATATTATGAAGTGCGTGAGCGGTGATGGCCAAACGATCAGCCATCTTGTATTTTTCAATCCATTCGCTCACCATAGACATATCTCCCCATCTAAGTCTACGGAAATGAAACACATGGTTCAAAACCTTCATTTCAAGGTCATTTTTAACTTCAGGAAGGGGGGTCATCAAAGCCTCTAAAGGGGTGTA